TTAATTAATACTAATCGGAGTCGTGTTTCATCATCATAATCAAAATTATGATGGCGATCACGAGTGACCCGGAGGTATAGACCCATATTAGCTAGACAAAGAAGGGGGAAACTTAATATACTTCCCATGAGCTGACCTCTTTCCATTAAACCTCGGGGTTCCTCCTCATAACCTGTCTTATCCCCTTTCGGGTAATATAGTTGATGAGGGCCAAGAACACTTAGAGCAAGAGCTTGCTCCGAGGCTGGAAGGTCTTGAATCACATAGCGTAGAATCTTACCGGAATACTTCCAAGAAAGATTATCCGTGGCGCTTTTGTAATCGACCGAAATCCACTTCAATCCTCCATAGTACTCAGGTACAATATCGAGGACATCAGTGGGACAGAGGGGCCTCCCAATGAGGCGATAGGCATCCATATTACGTAAGGTAGTATGAAGCGCTTGTTGTAGCGGCTTCATAGCGTAATATTCGAGTGCAGGTCCTTTGGAGATAACTCGTACTTTCATGGGCTCAACGATGCCTTGTATCTTTGCAGATAAGGGATCGTTCCATTTAGTCATATTATACGAGAGATTCTTCTGCCGTTCAAGGTCAGCCCACTCTTGGGAAAGATCCGGACAGAAGACTCTGGTCTCCACCACAACATTGTTCCATACATTTCTACCCCTGCGTAGTCTGTATGCGAACTGCATTGTATCAAGCTCACTATGTTCAAATAGTCGCTCGAGCCACACCTCACGGTGTGTGGCAAGTTTATACAATGCACCATAAGCCCCTTCATTAGAACGGGGGTGAGAGAAGCTAGCGCTCAGGCTGGCTGTCTTTTCATAAAATGTGTCACGTTGAAGTAACATCTGTTTTACGACTCCCGCACGTACTTGATCTAAGTGCATACGGAAGGCAGTATCCTGGAAGATTTCATCTATGAGTATATCATCACCATCATCCTCTTTACAGAGGGTTTGGCAGTGATCATCATACGCTGATTTGATTAGATCCTCGCTTACGGGCAAGGCGGATCGTTTGGCTTGAAGCCAACTGAACCAGAGGTGAGTATTCTTTCGAGAATATATCATCAATCTAATCTTCATCCAGGACCGTAGACAACCAGAGGGGGCGAAAGGCCCGCAATCTGGCGCTTCTGGTAGGTCATTACGAAGATACTTAGCGAAAGGATAGGAGAGGAGGTATTTACCTCTCTTCATCCAGATCTTTTCGCTTGGAGAAGTATCTAAGTAATCATGCACCTGTGTAGACAGGGCGACGCGAATGCTTATATGAACACGATGGTGTTCCAAAATAAGGTCGAGACCGCGAATTAGGGCATTTGTCCTATCAACCAGAG